TAAAGGGCAAGTTTAAAAGTTGATCCACCAGAGGAATCAAAATTAAACGTTCCTTTTAACAGGTCTGTTTTAAAAGAGTCAGGTACTACATTAGCCATTTATATTTTCTCCTTATGGTGATGGCGATTTAATCTGAGCACGAATAGCGCCATCTTGCCATTCATCTCTACGTCTTCTACCTTCTTGTTCGATAGAGTACGATTTTGCAGCCCTTTGATATGACTGTTCATAGTATTGTATCAGATCCGGTGGACCTTTCAAGTATCCATATGCTTCTACCAGACATGCATACAAAAGTAAATCCTGATATTTATTGGACACATAAGTTCCACTAGAACTTACAGATGAGTCTGTAAGACTTGTGGGTTGTTTAATATATGCTAAAGTAATTTCAAATGTAGCATTTGGTGTAGGTGCTACCACCCAAAAATTAGCATCCCAATTAGCATAATATTTAGGTAAACCACTAGCTGTGCTAGGTGTGTTGTAATATTCTGTCATAAAACTAGTATCTCTTTTATCTAAAAATACCTGGTTGTTTGAGCTATCTTTTAATTGGACATATCTAATAGCTCTAAGATCTGATGGAATTGTTACATATCTGTTTCCAGATTGTAGATTTGATGTAGCATAAAATCTATTATCATCAGAATCTACTTCTCTATAAATTCTATTTTCAGCATTTTTAATTATTGTATTTAATACAGCTGTTGACAAAACAGAGCTGTCTACTTCTGTATAGTTTCTAATATCGTCTTGTAAATTTGTAAGTGTGTATGCCATTATGGTGATAGTGTAACCGGACCAGCCGATATACTTCCTCCTCCTATATTTGTATTTGCAGTTGCTGTTCCTGCAGCTACAAATGTATAATTATTAGCATCAACTTTAGTGATTGTAAATCCAGCAGATTTGTTTATATCTGCGCTTGTAATCCCAAAACTACCCTCACCATCTCTAAACCTAACAACATCGCTTGTAGATCTTCCATGATTTTCTTCAAACACTGTTACTGTTGTAGAACCATTTGTAATTTTTAAAGGGTTTAAAGTTAATACTCTTGCAACAGCAGGTTCTGTTCTATCAGGCCTTGCGTTTCTTAACCCTTGTGGATCTGCTGAATGTGGTTTTGGTTCTAATTGTGGGTGTTTTTTTTCAAATTCAGATATATGGACACGAGCTCCGTTCCATTCTATTACCATTTCAGAGTATGGAAATTCTTGTCCTGATCTATCTGAAATAAATTTTGCATATTTTCCTGACGATAAATTTGACATTATGACTCCGGATAATAAACTTTAGGACTAATATAAGTACTAGATGATGAACCATCTTCAGCTAGTGCTCTCTGTAATTCATCTTCGTACAACATCTTTAGCATTTGAATTCTGTCTGGTGCATTTTTAATTGCAAGATAATAAGCCAAACCTGCAGTCATACACGGCACAAATCTATATGGTACATCTGCATCATTAGTATAATCACCTGCATCTTGAATTCTTTTTACATAATAGTAATTTAAAAATTTACCTGCCTCACTAGATCCAGGTGTTAAATATAAAGTAATTGTAATTTTATCTATAAACCTTTGAACAAAATATTGTGAAGGTGTTCCTGTAGAAGTTTTATTAGATAATGCTTGATACTGCGATCTATTTATTTTTGTAAGAGGTGTGTCTACATTAGAATTTCTATATGAAGCTTCTAATACATCATCAACACCATAAACAGCTGTTGTGCTTGAAGTGCCGTCTGCTGTTGATCTAAACATTGTGTATTCTGCTTGATCTGCAACAAGCGTAATATTATTGTTCGCAACTTCCCAATAATGTAAACCTCTATTGGCCCATTCTTGAAATAATATATTTAAAGATCTTCTTGCAG